TTAATTTATCTAAATAATGCCTAGCCTTACGTAAATCTTCTAAGCCTCCCTTGTCTTTGTGTCTCACAACATACTTAACTATATTACCTTCTAAATAGTCAAGCTTGTTAGCTACAATAAAATCCCATGGTTGAATAGTCTTGCTCACATAATGACTGCCACCTATTTGTGAACTATCGACCATTGGAACTTTTTCATCAAAGATCTTTTCATAGTCATCATATATAACGTTTGATGATGACCAATTAAAATTTACTCCCGCTCCATCGCTCATGGATTCATCTCCTTATATTGTTGATACTGTTTACACCACTTGCTCACCAAGCAATAACTTTCACATCGACCTCTTTTACCACGTCTAATTTGAATGTCATAAAAAGGTCCAAGTTCTTTCTTAGCTGCTTCTGCTAACTCAGATGAATCGTGTAATGACTTAGCACGAGTTGCTCCTTGTTTAACAACTGCCCATACAGGAGGTTTTTCCCACATCTCTTGTGGTGTGCACTCCACAGGATCTGCTCCTGTTTCTATTGCAAAGTCAGCTGCACTATGTTTAGCAATACGCCCTTTAATAAAAGCTTCTTGCTCTTCATATGTCCACAGTGGCACATTGACCATAGCTACAGGCTTTTGTGGATACTCTGGATTGCGATCTGCTTCTGACTTACTCCAATCTTTTAATATACCAATAATCTTTAAAGACTTAATCTTTACTTTTTTATTGTATGCAACCAACCACGCATAGATATTTAATTGTTGTTCCCATTCTGGTTTATCATTTTTTACAGCCCAGACAGATGTCGTCTTGTAGTCTTGGATATGAATGCCATCTTCGTCAACCACCTGAAGATCAACTGCACCTGATATGCTCCAACCATCAACCTCTGCATGAAAGCGTTGTTCTACAATATTGTTTGCATCAGCACCTTTTTCAAGTATGTTATGCACTGCTGAACCAAATATAGACCATATCGTATCGGCTACATCTTGAGTCAACTCACTATCATGTTTTTTCATAAGTGCAACAATCTTAGGGCTGTTAAGTAACTGTGTTGCAGATAGATGTGCCTTACCTTTTGAGTAACTAGGATTCTTGGCTATGTTTTCAAAGGGTTTTGGTAATCCCCATTCATTAGTTATTATCATTCTCTGCCTTTCAATAGAATATCTGCAAACTTATAAGCAAGACCTACAAGTTTTTCATAGTCCCTATCAAACATAACTGGACATCTTTTTTGTATTTCTGGGTCATTAGTAACTCGCATTAATGCTGCAAAAGCCTCATCGGTAATATATTGTCTTTTGCTCATATTAAACCTCACAATTCTTACTAGAGCACGCAGCATTATTTAACAATGTTTCTTCTAATTCATCGAATGCTTTATCTTTTGCAATCGCTTCTACTGCACGATTAACATCGTTAAACATATTGTAATCATTTTCTGTTGTTCTCATTTTAATCATCATGCCACGATCACGACCATGATCTGCTAATACAGATGTCACCCAATCGCTAGGCTCTACACCCCACGACTCAACCTCTGCATATTTTTTATCATCTAAATCAACTTCTGCTACTACTAAAAACTTTTTCATTTTCCTCTCCAATTTTGTTCACACTCTTGTTGAGTGTGCGTTTTTAAACATTCATTGTATTGAGCCTTCTCAGCAGACCCCAACAATAAACAAATAAGCTGAAATATTGCTGAAAAAACATCCATGATTATTTCCTTGGTTGACGAGCTTCTTTTTTTTCAGGTTTATCTATAGAACGCTCTTCTACTAATTTTATTTTCTTTCTAACAATCTCAAGCTCTTTTTCAAGACTATCGATATGTTTAAGAACTAGATGATAAGTATCATAAAGCTCTGCAACTTTTACTCTAAATGGTTGGATAGCTATTTCTAAGGGCTCTGCATTTTGACCTAGCTTTTTATGATACTCTGCGTTTAATACTGATTGATATGTAACCATGTCTTCTCTCCTAAATAAATATAAATAACAAACATAACAAGCTAAAAGTAACAATAATCGCCCAAAAAGCGTCATTTAACCTACGCACGTCTCTACGGGCAATAAATGCCTGTTGGAACATTTGCATGTCAATATCTATTTTACTTGGGTGATTTGGATAGACTTTGCCGTTCTCACGAGCTGGGTCGATTGGGTTATAACGTATATCTTGCTTCATTTCTATTCCTCTCATAAATATAATGAAATGCCATTATTATCCTCTTAAATTTAAATGTCAATAGGTTTATTGCAATTAATTCATGTGTATTAGATGTAAAGTATATTATACATCAGTTTTCACTCAAATCATTGATTTATATACAAAAGAATGAAAACAATTTTTAATTAAACGCAAAAAAGTGATATATACACCCCTATATGTTACCTTTTGGTATTAGTACGTACTTAAGTAAACCACAACATATAGTAACAAATACTTGACAAAACACTACATATGCTTTAATCTACAAACATCAGATGTCCTCTCTCTCATTCTGATACCCTTGTACTTCGTCTCTTAGGTGTCCTCTCACACCGCATAAAAACCTCGAACTGATCATTCGGGGTTTTTTCTTTTATACCCCTTGCATTTTTTTATAGAGTGTGTATTATATTTTGTAGAGACGGAGTATGAGGGAAGCAATTAAGAGGATAGTGCATTTGCACGTCTATTCTTTTTTGCATCCTTTATACTTCAAACTCTCGTACTCCAAACGTTATTAATGCACCTAGATGGGTGGCGTGGAAGAAAGCATAGGCTCGATTACACCTGTCGGCAAGCCTCGTGAACTTAAATGGGTATCACACAAGTAATCAGTAATGGGGTGGCAAGCCAGCTGGTTGCGAGTGAACATTAACTCTGGTAGGATTGGTATTGTTGGGCGGTTATCAACAGTATGGATCAGAGTGGCACCAAGCCACCCTTGGCAGAGCTATATTTAAAATAAGGAAAAATGATGGATTTTACACATGCAGTTGTTGATGACGGAGAGATCATTCGTAAGCATCGATGGTCAAAAAGAGAAGCCAAATGGTATAAAGATACTCATCCAGATATTCAAGTGGTAGAGTTACCTAAAGAAGCAATCAAACCATTTAATACTAACGATTACGAAGAGGCACCATACTAATGGCTGATACTAAAAAAACAATTATTGTTGAAAATGTAATCGTAAAGGGTTATATTAAACATGAGAATGGTCGTAAGACTATTTTTGAGTTTAACAAAAATGATTTTAAGCCAGTAGCATTTGAGAAAATATTTCAAGAGGTAGGAGAGAAGTTTTAATGTATACAAAATTAGATGATGACAGACAAGCCAAGTTTATTAATAACTTTTTAGCAGCCAATCCAAATTGTTGTATCAAAGATATCATTCAAGGTTGCGTGACCAATCGAACAAGATTAAGTTATTTGGAAAGTCAAGGGTATATTAAGTTACCTAAACCAATGAGCAAAGATAAAATAAATGCACTTGGTGCAAAAGCTGTTAAAAATAAATTCAAAAATTATGTATCTGTAGCTGTCGGAAGAGAATACGCCAGATGGGATAAATACCAATAAATTCTTTACGCTCATTGATGTCACTCGTCAATGGGTATATTGTAAAAATACATAAATAGTTTTCTTGCTTGAGACCAAGAAATGACTATAATTATGTATAGGGAGATGTAGTGAAGTCAGAAACAAATCACGAAGATTTAATACAAACCAATCTTGAATTATCAAATACAGTTGCCGATCTTGCAGACGAAGTAGAGTCGCTTAGAGCGATTATTGCTTCTAAACAATGGAACGCTTCAGAATTTGAACAGGATTATATACTTCACGAATATCAAACTGTCGTAGCACAAAACAGGGTGTTGATGATTGAAAATGAATCTTTAAGGGATTCAAGAGATATGTTTCAAAATAGAAATGATATACTTCTTAGAGACCTTAACAATCTGAAACGTAAAATTAAATAACCAAACCAGAGGTCATCTGGAAGTCAAGGAGTAGTATGTTAGAGTTAAGAAAGCATCAACTTGGAGTTATTGATGCATTGAGGGAAGGGTTTAAACAAGGTCATCGTTCACAGTTATTATACGCACCTACAGGATTCGGTAAAACAGAAGTAGCCATATGGCTTATGCAAGCCACCGCAGAAAAAGGCAAACGATCTGCCATGATTATGGATAGAATCGTTCTTGTCGATCAAACAAGTTTACGACTAGATAAATACGACATTCAACATGGCGTTAGTCAAGCAGACCATTGGAAGTATAATACTTCTGAACCCATACAAATATGTTCATCACAAACTTTAGAGAAGCGTAAAGACTTTCCTAAAGTAGACTTACTTATAGTCGATGAATGTCACATAGCACGCAGACAAATCACCAAATACATACAAGATAATCCAACAGTCAAAGTCATTGGATTAACCGCCACTCCGTTTACACGAGGTCTAGGTAAAATATACTCTAACGTAGTCACAGGGTCAACCACAGAATATTTAGTTATCAACAAATGGTTAGCACCATTAAAAGTTTATATCGCTAAACAAATCGATATGAAAGGTGCAAAGAAGATAGCGGGCGAATGGTCTCAAGATGTAGCAACCGAAAGAAGTATGAAGCTCACAGGAGACATTGTTCAAGAATGGATTGCAAAGACACATGAGATATACGGCAGACCGAGAAAGACTATCGTATTCTGTAGCGGAGTAAAGCATGGACAGGATTTAGTCACTCAGTTTGCCGAGAAAGGATACAACTTCGTATCAGTCTCATACCTTGATGATTCAGATTTTAAAAGAGCAATCATTGAAGACTTTAGCAAGCCCGACACAACCATTCATGGCTTAATCGCTACAGACATTCTAACACGAGGATTCGATGTTCCCGATGTTATGATCGGTGTTTCAGCACGACCATTTTCCAAATCTCTATCTTCTCACGTTCAGCAATTAGGTAGAGTCATGCGAACACATAAAGACAAAGAGTTTGCTTTATGGCTAGACCATAGCGGTAATTATCTACGATTTAGGGATGATTGGGAAGAGGTATTCTTAACAGGCGTTAAAGATTTAGATACACAAGAAGAGAAAGCAAAAGCAGAGCCTACAGAGAGAGAAAAGAAAGATGTGGTATGTCCATCATGCAAACTTTTATGGATACCTAAAGCCCTTAAATGCGAATGCGGTTATGTCAAGCCTAAGCCCATGTTCTCATCTCAAGCGGGCAAACTCCATGAGTTTGTTTCCATGTCTAACGAAGAGTATGAAGAGCGTCAAAAGTTTTATTCAGAATTACTCTCAATCGCAGATATGAAACAATTTAATCCTCATTGGGCGATGAAGACGTTTAAACAGAAGTATGGTGTATTACCAACAAAGTTAGAGTATAGCAGAAAAGAGCCAACACTTAAGACTATGAATTATGTTAAGCATAGAATGATTGCTTATGCTAGGGCTAACAAACCATCGAGGAAAGTAGCATGAGATTCGAAGACTTTGCAAGAGTGCATGGATTAATTATAAACAACGTCATACCACATAGGCAAGTCCGCACACCTACAGAAGACCATCCTCGAAAGATGAATGGGTCTTATAAGTTTCTAGGTGATGTAGGGTTTGTTATGAATTGGGCAACAATGGAAAAGCCAGCGGTATGGTTTCCCGACAAAGACTCTCCGATCACTATCCAAACAATATCACGAGCAGAAGCAAATGAGGAAAGAAAAAAATTAGCAGAGCAAGCTCGTAAAAAAGCGGGTTGGATTATGCATCAATGCACACAAGAAACACATCCTTATCTCGCATCAAAAGGTTTCCCAGATATGTTGGGTGATGTTTGGAACAAAGACGGAGAGAAACTATTGGTAGTCCCCATGAGACAATTCAAAACGCTTATTGGGTGTCAGCTCATCAATGACAAGGGGGATAAAAAGTTCTTGTATGGACAAACGAGCAAGGGTGCAACTCTCACCTTTAACGCAAAGGGATTCCCGATCTTTTGTGAGGGGTATGCGACCGCTCTCTCCATAAGGGATGTCTTGAAAACTAGCAATATCAAGTATTCTATCTATACTTGTTTCAGTGCAAGCAACATGAAGCTCATAGCTAGGAAGTTCAGGAAAGGTCTCGTTGTCGCAGACAACGACAGAAATGGGATTGGAGAGCGTTCCGCTATTGAAACAGGCAAGCCTTATTGGCTCAGCACCACAGTCGGACAAGACTTTAATGATTATCATAAAGAAGTAGGCACATTACATGCCTCCCAAGAATTAAAGAAACTAATACTAACTAGTTAATAGAAGTATAGGTTATTAACCTGTGCGAGCAAAGGCTTTTTGAATATATTTTTGTGTGGGCTTATACGGGAATCGTGAAAGAATTGAGCATGACCAACGGGATTATAGGTATATCCATTGGCTTTAGTAAGAAACTTAACTGCGAGTAATTGATACTTTAAAAACTCTTTTCTGTTAGGCTCTTTTGCTTTTTTCTGTTGAATGAGTGTTATGTATTCGAATTGTTTAGGCTCGTAAACTACATCACATACTCGGCTTATTGTTTTACTGCGGTTCATAACTACGTTGTAAACTGCCATTTGGTTATTAAAGTCATTACCCGCTTCACCGAATAAGACCATACCCAAACATGCACTTGCTATCTCTAGTTCTTGCATATCTTCTCCTTATAAAAGGCAGGACTCATAACTATACCACACTTACTCTCTCTAGGCAACCCAAGTCCTACCCTTTGTTGTTTTTACGCAACACGTTTAAACAGTTTTAATCTCCCAAATATTCAAAAAAGTCTAATGTCATTTTCACATCATCTGTTTCAAGGTCATCAACGATATCGCTTACTTCATCTTCATCATTGGCTTCGATATACACATCTTGCCATGCGTTATAAAACACTCTAACTTTGTAAGTCTTTTTCATAGCTTTTTCTCCGTATATACATCTTTATATTTAAAGGTAATAACCAACATCTCATGCGTAGGGTCTGCTTCGCATACCTTACATATATCAATCCATGTATCATTATGACTAAAGTCATCGGGATACAGTTTTAAATGCACAAATTCACTCATCACTTTCCTCCTCAAGCGTTGATCGCTTTTCATAGTTAATATCAGATAGCCATTCACTAAAACTTCCGCTTATATCACCCTCACCAAAGTCTTTTGTTGTGCCATCTAAAAATGTTATCTTAATCTCTACATTATCTATTTGATTAAATTCAATCTCTTCACTCATCATCATTCTCCTGTAATTCAAATTTAGGTGCTGTATATCCATTCGGTTCAATATTTAATGTTTCATAAATATCATTCTTTAATGCTTTAATTGAATAATCATTATTGATAAGGCTTAAAACAACCTCCAAACAATCCTCTGAATCAAAATTGCCTGTGCCACCAAGCCATTGTGTTAATTGTGCATGAGTAATCATCTTGCCACCTCGATAGCTTCATTTCGTTCTCTCATGGTTAAAAACAATTTCTCATGGCTTCTGCTATTCCAATAGTTAATAAAGTCTCCCAATAACCATTTTGTTTTCTCTTGCCCATTAAAACCATATAACACAAGCGTATCTTTATCATCTTTTGTCATTTTTATCTTCCCTATATAAGTTCATAACCTCTCTCTCATCTAATCCAACCTTGCCGATTAAATGTTGCTTTAAAGCCTTTAAATCTATCTCTTTAGTCTCTATTTCCATGCAATACCATTCTAATTCTTTTTTACCAATATACTCTAGTGCATAATCTACTAACTTACTCATCATCTTCCTCCTCTTCTTCATCATGTTCCATCATTAATAGTGATTCTAATACTTCCCAACCTAATTCTGTTAGTCTGTCTTGTATGCGTCCTTCGTTATCAACAAGCCATTCTTTACTTTCTTCTAATGTCCATAAAGGTTTAAGCACTTTCACATCTTGGGCTTGCCATTCTACGATTGCATAATTTTCTGTTTTACTCATACTGCCTCCTCTAAAGTTTTTACTGCCTCTTGGTATTCTTGGTTATCTTCTATGTCTCGACCAAGTGCCTCTCTTAAATATGTTAATGCCCAATCTAATGCCTCTGTCTTATTCATTCTGCCTCCTTAAAAAATGCGTTGTTCTCGATTGCCTTGATAATCATTGGCTCGTTTTCTACAAACTCCTCTGTGCTACCATAGGAATCCTCGCTATCATCTATCTCATGGGTTATATACCATGCATCTTCCTCTTTAAAGTATTGGATTCTTTTTGTTGACCTACACCCCCCATTCAACCTCATAAAAAATTCATTATATGGGTCTTCATCACAATTTTGTTTCAATGTATCAATAGAATTAATTGCTATCATCTTAACAACCCCTTAAGTATTTGTTATAGTTTTGTATCTGCTCTTTAGATAGTTTGTTTTTGTTTGCATCATCATGAAATTGGTTATCATTAGTTTTATCTATGCATACTACACTTAAAAAGTGATTACCGAATTTATCGCATAGTTCTTCCATGAATGCTTTGTTATCTAAATTACCTTCGTATTTCGTATTTGCTACATCTAAAATAAATCTAGGCATTTTGGCTCTCCGCTATAAAATTAATATTGCAATCTCTTATATCGCTAGGCTCTAAATCTGAATATATTTCCCAAAACTTTTCACTAGCTTCTTCACGATTTTCAGCCTCTATCATTTTCTTATATACTACTGTTTCACTTGCTTCAACATAAAATTTACCCATTATTTTTTCTCCCATTGTTTAATTGTTTCTAATAAATCCTCTGCTAATTCATATCTACCTTCAAAAATGCCTTCGCTTCCATCTGTTAACATGCCTTCATCTAAAGCATCCGATGCATCTTTAGAAACGTTAACGCAATAATCCTTAATCAAGTAAACAATTGCTTCATACTTATTCATATTTCCCCCTTAATATTCTGGATGCATACTGTAGAATACATCAGATGCAATTTTAATTAAATTTTCTGCTTCATTAACTCTTAAGCCGTTATGCTCTGCATACTTTTCAACGGTTAAGTAATCATTGCGAAATTCTAAATATACATCCGTTAAAACAGTTCGCATATCTTTATAATATCCGTTAACTAACATTATTGATTCTCCCATTGTAAGTTTAAATTATGCTCTTCCATCATCCATTCAATGTATTCAGATTGAGCTTCCCTATCTGATTTAAACACGTTACATACATCGCATTTTTGAATTTCATCCTCATTCGCTTCATTATTGCTAAAAACGAATCCCTTCCCGTTACAACATTCGCATCTTTTCATAATATTCTCCCTTAAATATAAACGTGTGATTCTCTTCCCGTACATAACATATACATTAAACTTTGAATTCTTGCCCTTGTCAAATTTATATCTTCCATGATGCCCCCTTAAAATAAAATGCTTATATGATCGTTTATCTTATATTCTTTTATCTTTTCATTTTCTTTAGGATCTTTTTTCAATTGATCCTTAAATTCAGTAAGAATAGCCCTTTTAATATCTTCTATTGATAATTCTTTTTCCATGTTATGCCCCTATTGATTAGATAAGTAAACCGCTAAAAAGCCCGTTATAACGTAAAATAGCCCTATACTTAAAGCAATATAACCCCCGAAGCGTGTTATTAACATAAACGCTAACGGAAAAAGCAAGGCGGGTATAAATGCCAATGCTAAAATTAACTGCCTTCTATTCTCTAATCTTTTAATTAGATGTTTATAATCTTCCATGCTATGCCCCTTATAAAGTTAATAATCTTAATTCTTTTTGTTTATCGGTTAACGTGATCGCTTCCCATTTTCCGTTAATGAATGCTTCCGCTATATCATGAGCATAAACCGATCCAATCTCTTTAAAATTTCCGCTTACTTCAGCAAGGCGGGTATTTCCCTTTTTGTTATCGTAAAGAATAGCCCCCCATCCGTTAGTTAGGATTATTTGAGTACCTTTTTTCAGATCATTCGTATACATATTTCCCCCTTTAGTTAATTACCACGAATCCGTTATTTTCTTTTCTAGCCTTGCCCTTCGCATATAACCCGATAACGCTATTTTTTGCATCAATATGCCTTACATCCGAATTATCCCCGTTAATAACTTCCCTATTTAAGAATGTAGAAGGGATATTATCAGCCTTTAAAAATACAACGGCTATACGGCTTAAAAATGGGTTAACGCTTGCCATTTTGTTATATTTTTCAAATCCCTTAACCCCGCTATATGAAAAAGTAAGATCATAATTAGAAGGTATATTTTTACGGTTAGGGATTTTCGTATAGTCATAAAATTGTACGTTAGGGAAAGCATTCATAACGCTATCGTATTCAATGCCGTTAAGCGTTACAGGGATTTTTTCCCATAATAGATCGCTAGTACCATTTAAACGTATTAAAGGGGTTAATCCCTTTTTTTCCGCTTTTCTTACAATGGCTTTAATTGAATAAACTAGATCGTTTAAAAATTCTATGCGATCTTCAAATAAACGTTTTGTTTTGTTAATACGGGCTTTTTGAGTACTGTTAAAAGCCCCCCTTCCAGCCGTATAAAGACAGGCTTTTTCGCATCCCGCTTTTTTAGCTAGCGGGCATATTTGATAACCCGATATATCAGAAGGGGCAAGGTATAAAATACCCGTAAGGTATCCTAAATTAACCCCTTTATATGTTTTGTTATCAGCATTAATACTTAATACTATTTTACGCTTCATTTTTTAACCCCTTCTAAAGTTAATATAAACCCTTTAATGCCCTATAAATAAGGCATTAAAAGAATATACTAGCCTTCTAAATCCTCTTCATTTAAGAATTGCCAAAAATCATATTGATCAAGCCCGCCTTTATATACCCTTGATAATTCTTTTTGAAGCCCGTTAATATCCGTTAACCCATGCCAATATAGATTAAATGCATCTATAAAAATCTTTTTAACATAAGCGGGCAATGGGGGGTAAAAATTGCTAGATAAATGTATATTCAAAGCCCCTTCTCTTCCGCTTACTTCCATAAAATAATCTAAATCCTTCATAATATCCCCCTTAATAATTAGATAAACCAATTGTTAACATGTCTTTTACGAATGCACTAATATCCCTATAACCTTCCAATTCTTTAGGATCAATGTAACCGTTATCCTTATCTTCTGAATAATCCCCCTGTACAATGACACGATCCCCTGCCCATGATCCAATTAAATAATGATCTTCAAAATCCCCCCCGCCTCTTCCGTTACTATTTGCTAAAAGCATAAATAAAGCCGTAGATGTAGAATTTTGAAATCCTATTTGCTCTAATAATTTCAAGCCGTTATTGATCTCATGAGGCTCTATGTAAACCTTTTTATCAATGTTATAAACTTTATGATATTGCCCCATTATAAAGCCCCCCCATGTAAACTTAATTCATAGGCTAGATTATCCCCGCCTATATCCCTTATCCATCCGCTTCCGCTTATTTCCCCTAAATTGTTTTGTAACATAATCATATTTTCCCCCCATGAAATATTAATTAATGGGTAACCTTCTTTAATTGCTTCAATAGCGATCTTTTTAACTTGTTTTTCGCTAGGTTTACGTTTTAAAAATTCATATTCGTATAGCATAATTAAGCCCCTTTTAAAATTGTACGGTTATTAAAATCCTTCATACATAGTCTTATCGCTTCCGAATGAGATAAATTCATGCATAAAATCTCATCCGTTTTAATATCAATAACATAAAAATCATTCGTATATTTATAATGAAATTTTCTCAAGCTTGAATCTAATTGCATTAAATCTACCATAATCCCCCCCTAAATTAAGCGAAGCTTACGGTATTCGATAGCGTAAGCATTATTGACATATACTTCATTAAATTCTATAAAGCGATCATTTTTAGATAAGAATTCATTCATCGCTTCTATAGTACGAAAAGTTTTAATTTTCCATGTATTCATTATTAACCCCTTTTCTTTAATTCATGGTTAATAAGATCAATTAAAACTAAATCATATTTTAGATGATAGCTAGTCTTAACCCCTTGCTTTAAATTCTCTAAAGAATGCTTAAGCGTATCCGTTTGAATATTCTCAAGCCTATCAATTAAATTTTTGAATTGATTTTCAAATGTATCATTCATTATTAAGCCCCTTTTACTTGTAAGCCTTTGATGAAGGCTTGTAATTGATAATATAGATCTTTTTTTGTACTCAATCCGATAATGTCACTAATCCCCCCGCCTTCGTTTACCATTCTATGAAGGGCAATGCTTCCATAAGCTTGATAAAGATGATAATTACCGATATTCGCTTTTAATCTACCGTTAATATTTTCATATGGTTTAAGCGGGTTATGGGTTAATTCATTGATCCAATCTGTTAAAGCTTCCAATTGTTTAATGGTTATTCTCATTTTTAAGCCCCTTTATATTGTTTAATAATCTCATGAATAACAATCTATTCATGTATTGAATTAGATCATAATTAAATAAGAATAGCAAATTTATTTTTGATGATAAATCAAGCCCCTTTTATAATTAAATACAGGGTTAAAAGCCCGCTAAATTGCCTATTTTTTAATCAATAGCGAAGCGGATCGGTATAAAGGGCATTTTAAAGCGTATAGAAGCATTATCATAAAATCCTATAGTCATATATCAATGATGCTTTAATCATTCGTTTAAAAGCTTGCAATGAATCCAATTATAAGCGATAATGAGAATCATTCTCAATATACCGTATTTATACCCATGAAAAAGCCCGATAAACTTACTAAAGAAGATATAGCGAAGCGGATCAGCTATACCCCTGTAAGCAATGTT